GTCTAGTCCACGGTTCCATTTTAGCGTTAATATCACCTGGTAGGAAACCATGTTTCTCATCATCCACCCCTACCGCTGGACGAGTTAGTACAATCTTCTTCACCTCCCCTTCTTTATAGGCTTTAATACCGGCTAACACGGCTAACATGGTTTTACCCGTACCGGCTGGACCCGTAGCAAAAACAATACTCTTGCTATCATCGGTCAATAAATTAATATACTCTTCTTGGTTAATACTCTTAGGAATCAGTTGAACTGATTTTCGTTGCTGGACATAATTATTAAAACTTACTACGGTGCTATCTACTACAAATGCTGATGTGTTGTTACTGCGGCTATTGCTTCTGCGATGTCTTGGCATACTGCTCCCTTTTCTAATTGATTGTACAGATTAAAGGCATCATGTACACAGGTATTTAAGAGAGTAAATTTAGTTTTTTAGTGAGCAGTTAAAAAGGAAATCTAGTGACTAAATATTAAGCTATCCGAGCAATTCAGTTTTTCTTATATTCACCCTATCATCAAAATCTGCATAAATAACTAAAAGAGTTATAACTATGTCAAAAGCAATCTCAGATGTAATTGAAAATACCAAAGATATATTCATGACAGACAGCAGTCTAGTAAGCCTATTGGACTTTGAACGTGTGCTAGATGAATTAGATATCTACGTATATAAAAATTGGCAAGATGGCGAACTTGTTGAAGGTCCTATCTACGAAAAATACTTTGTAAGCTGTACGTTTATGTGGCCTTACAAACTTATGCCAGATCCTCGTGGCGGCGAACGTCTAATGGATTATGACTGTGAAGTTTTCTACAGCAAAGACCAATTAGAATATCCTATCAAAATCGAAACACCAGACGACTTTGAAGCAGGTACTAAGATGCCTAAAATGGGCAAAAAGCCGGTTTGGTTAGTTACTATAGTAATGCCTAAGAAACTAATGCAGGAAATACAGCAAGGTAGTTTAGATTTAGAAAGCGCAACACTTGATTTAGAGGACGTTGAAAATGCCTATGAAGAGGGTGATGATCAAACAACACAATTTGATGCTAGTGAAGAAGAAAATGCAAACACCATCTAATACATTAAACGAAAACTTAGAATACGGCGATCTTAAACGCCTAGTTCACGATGAACTGCACATTGACGAATACAAGTCAAAGATGGGCGATGATGCCGATGTATGTGTATTGAGTTTTAAAGTCGCAGGTAAAGAGCCTAGTATAGACTTAGTAAACTTCATCGAAAAAGGCTACGAGTTTGTGCTCGATGCAGATGTTAGCTCAGGTGAAAAAGAAGGCGGAGATTATCTAGTGTTTGTTGAACTAGAACGCACCAAGGACTTGCCAGAACAAATCATGCGTTTGTTAGGTGATATTAAAAACTTAACAGAAGTAGATCCTAGCGAGTGGCGTGTTGTTTATCGTAAATCAGACAAAGAACACGATCTAACAGAAGAAGCGTTAGCTAGACTTATTCCACTAACACCAAATGAATACAACAGAAAATACCAACGCGAACAAGACGAACTCGACGCAATGAGGGCAGTTGCGGGTGTAAAAATTACAACCAAAGCACCTAAAAATGAATATACGGAGAGCTTACGAATAGCAGCCGGCCTAAAATAAATTGAAAGGAATCAATCATGCAAATTTCAGCATCAGTAATCAAAGCAATATTTCCAAAGTATAAACATCCAGAAGACCTGGCAGAAGTACTTACAGAGCAATTTGAAAAGTACGAGATTAACACAGTTAATCGTGCTGCAGGTTTCCTAGCACAATGCGGACATGAGTCGGCAGGCTTTACAATTCTTAAAGAAAACTTAAACTACTCAGCAGAGGGTTTAAACAAAATCTTTAAAAAATACTTCCCAACACTAGCAGATGCAACACCTTATGCACGTAATCCACAAAAGATTGCTAACAAAGTCTACGGTAATAGAATGGGCAATGGTCCAGAATCAAGTGGCGACGGCTTTAAATTCTGTGGTCGCGGTGCAATCCAATTAACGGGCCGTGACAACTACACACAGTTTGCTAAATCAGTAGGCATAACTGTAGAAGAAGCAGTGGCAGACTTAGAAACACTAGATGGTGCTATTGAGTCCGCTTGCTGGTTCTGGAAAAAGAATGGATTAAATGCTATATGTGATGCAGATGACATTGTTAAAATGACCAAACGTATTAACGGTGGTACAATTGGCCTAGAAGACCGCACAAAACACTACAAAGAAGCTAAACACTTGTTAGGCGGCGGGCATGTAGCGGAGTCACATGCAGCACCTGCAGCTGCTACAGAGTACGTAACAGTGCGTGTAGGTAGCAATAACGACACAGTTAAAGCAGTACAAAAGGCTCTAGGACAAACAGCAGATGGTAAGTTTGGCCCAGGTACAGAGAAAGCAGTTAAAGCGTGGCAAACTAAAAATGGCCTAACAGCAGATGGTATTGTTGGCCCAGCAACTATTCGTAAAATGCTAGGAGAATAACGTGTTCTTACTACATTTTTTGCCAGATGGGTTCTTACAATTCATTATCAACATTGTACTACTAACAGGTTTAGGGTTAACTAGCATTGGTTTCTTCCTAGTAGGATTTATTCCAGGCTTACGTAGCTACAAAACCCTTATTCAAATTGTTGGTGTTGTTCTATTAGCACTGGGTATCTACTGGAAAGGTGGCTACGGTGTTGAAATGGAATGGCGTGCGAAGGTTGCCGAACTGCAAGAGAAAGTAGCAGCAGCAGAAGCTAAATCAAAAGAAACTAATACTGTTATCCAAGAGAAAATAGTTACTAAAGTTAAACATATTAAAGATGTACAGGTTAAAATTCAACAGCAAATTGTTGAAAAAGAAAAAATTATCAACAGTGAATGTACAGTGTCTTCGGAAGCTATTGCAATCTTAAACAAAGCTGCAGAGAAACCAGTAGGAGAAGTCAAATGAGATACTTATTAATAGCGTTATTGTTAACAGGTTGCTCAACACTAGTTCCTGTAAAACAATCATTCCCAGAACTACCAAGCGAATTGGCGGTTGAGTGTCCTAATCTTAAACAACTGCCGCCAGAAACAACTAAACTAACCGACGTAGTAAGTACAGTAAGTGAAAACTATGGTACATATTACGAGTGCCAAGCACGTAAAGAAGCATGGGTAGAGTGGTATAAAGCACAAAAACAAATCTACGACGGAGTTAAATAATGAAACGTTTAGTTGTAGTATTAGCTTTATTATTAAACGGTTGCGCACTTATTGACTACTACAATATGGCTAAATGGGATAACAATGAGTATATGATTGTTAACCAAATCCGTACAGAAGCACAATTAGGTGCAGAACATTGTGCTGTTAAAAAAGAAGTATTACCTAGTGTAAACTTTATCTACAGTAAGAGTGTAGAACTTAAAAACTACAGTTCCACTATCAGTCATAACGAAGAAGCAGCTAAGATGTCAGATGAATTATTAGCTATAACAAAAGGCCTAAAAGAGCGTTATTATAGCGGTGATGAAGTTAGTCAAAAGTATTGTGAATTAAAATTCAATACTATTGATACTAGCACAACTACAATACAGAAATCTCTAGGAGCTAAACCACGATGACCACACCATTAGACGTAATAGCAGAAGCGCATACGCTAGAAAATGAATTCAAAGCAGGCAGACTTAATGCTAGCGAGTTAAAAGAAATGTTAGATGATTTAAAGCACACTAAAGCTATTTTAGCAGCCGCAGATGATCTTACAGTAAGAGGTGAGATACACCAATTAATAGACGGTATTATAGCCGCAGCTGGTGCAGTTTAATCAAAACCAATAAATACTATTATAATCAATTACACTAGGAGTTAGACAATGACAACAAAAGTAGAAAAAAAAGAAGATTTTATGACGTCTAAATGGCGCCCAATGATGGCTATGACCTACATGGCTACCATCTTATTTGACTTTATTTTAGGCCCAATTTTATTTAATGTATTACAATACTGGAATCCAGGTCAAGCAATTGGCATGTGGGTACCGTTAACATTACAAGGCGGCGGCATGTACCATATTGCCATGGGTGCTATTTTAGGTATCTCAGCATTTACTCGTGGTAAAGAAAAAGTAGCAGAGATCGAAGCGGGAAAATAGAGGGGTACGGAACAGCCCCAGAAGTAAGTGTTCCAGCAGAACCCGAATGGGTAGATACTCCACCAGTGGCAACAGCAACAGTAGCTGATGTAACGCCAGTAGAGGCTCCTGTAGCACAACCTGAGGTAGTAGAAGTAGCAGAGGCACAACCGCTAACTGAAACTACAGAAGACGCAGTAGATCCAAGTCGTCCAGCTAGACGTAAGAAAAAATAACTTACCAGTTTAGTTGACATTAAATAAGAAGGCAAGTATACTATATGTTACTTGCCTTTTTTCACATTCAATTAGGAGTTACAATGGCCGTAACAGTAGAAGAACATAGTCCGTTTTTAGAAGCATTGATCTATTTAAATCAAGCTAAAGTAGTAGTAGAAGTAGGTGTAGCAGAAGCTAAAACTACAGCATTTTTATGTCGTGGTGCTGCACGTGTCAACGGCAAAGTCTACGGTTACGATATTTGGGACACACACGGCCTACAAAATCAATTTGAACATTGGTCAAGCAAAGAAAAATGTGAAGAATACCTACGTAAAGAAGGTCATGTTAATTTTGAATTAACTAAGATCGACAGCAAAACTTCAGAATTCCGTGAGTTAATCAAAACTAAACACCCACGTGTCGACCTAGCATTTATTGATGGGTGCCACAGCTATAACGGTATCAAAAATGACTTTGAAGCTATCTATCCACAGCTAAGTGAAACTGGTATTATTGTATTCCACGATACTATGAGTATTGATGGTTGTCGTGAGTTTATGATTGAATTACGCACTAAGTTATGGGACGGCACATTTGATCTAGTTACGTTCCCATTTGGTAGCATGGTATATGGTGATGGTAATGTAGTAGATCGCAGAACTGGTGTTAGTATGCTGGTTAAACGTGGCTTTGCTGTATCAACACAACCAATTGACGAGCAATGTAACCTAGATGAACACTTCAATGACATCTATGTAGCAGAAGAAGATTGGTATGAAGCAGAACTTAAACGTGCTGCTAAATCTAAAAAATAAATACTTGACAAACTAATAGTTTTCTTATAGAATATAAAATATGGCTAATGCATATGAAACTCTAGGTGTGCCTAAAGGGGCATCTGAAGAAGAAGTTAAGAAAGCGTATCGTAAACTAGCAAGTAAACATCACCCAGATCGTGGTGGTGATACTGCTAAGTTTCAAGAGATACAATCCGCTTACGACACCCTCTCAGACCCCAACCGGCGTGCCCAACATGACAATCCTAGTCCGTTCAGTGGTTTTGACCAAGGGCAACAGGGAGGTAGTCACTTCGAATTCCACTTTGGTGGTGGTAATCCCCATGACATATTTGAGCAGATGTTCCGACAAGCACATGGCGGTGGCAATCCATTTAATCAAAGAGGGCAACAACACCAACCTAGACGCAACAAAGATCTGCGTGTGCAATTAACCATTAACATATCTGAAACCCTACAACAAATACGTAAAACAATCAGTGTACAAACCACTAAAGGCGATCGCTATAATGTAGACGTTGATATTCCACGTGGAGTAAGTAACGGCACTACTATCAAGTATTCACATATGGGTGATAATATGTTTGATACATTGACAAGAGGCGATTTATATGTTATAATTGTTGTTAACAATGATAGTAACTGTGAAATTCATGGTATCAATCTGGTCAAGCATATTGGTGTAAGTGCAATTGATGCTATGCTAGGAACAGATGCTATTGTACGTGGAATCGATGGCCGTGATTTTTCTGTTAGAATTCCACAAGGCTGTCAACATGATATGAAATTTGGTCTAAGCGGACAAGGCTTATATCAAATGAATACCAATGTTAGAGGTGATTTAGTTGTAGTAGTTGATATAGTAATTCCTGTACTCAACGAAGCTCAATTAACTGCACTTAGAAACATTAAAACCATTAACTAAATATTTTTAAGAAGAGGTGTACATTGTCAGAAATGCGCTCAAACCCTGAGATCGAAAAGATTATTGTAGCAGCTACTATTCTAGCAAAAGAATACAAGCACCAATATGTCACCTTAGAACATATCAGCATTGCATTGATAGAATTCCCAGACTTTAACAAACTGTTGGACGAGTTTGGTGTAGAGGTAGAAAATCTACTGCGCGATTTGTATGACTATGTTGGCCAGCAAGATCACTTGGTCTTGTTAGAAGGTGACGTAACTCCGCAACGTACACATAGTTTAGAGCGTGTGTTTAATCGTGCGTTTACACAGGTATTGTTTAGTGCCCGTGAAGAGATGTTGCCCATTGATCTATTCCTAAGCATCAGTCAAGAGCCTAACAGCCATGCGGCATATTTCTTTCTCAAATACGGCATTAATCGTAAGAAATTGGTGGAATTCTTCTCAGAAAACAACCAAGAACGCCTAGGACATAAGCCAACTAAACGTGATACCACTAAAAAGGATTATGCAGATAAAATCCTTGAAGAGTTCTGTACCAACCTTAATCAACAGGTTAAAGATGGCAAGATTGACCCTGTAATTGGTCGTGAATACGAGCTTGAAGAGATTGCACAAGTATTAGCTCGTCGTCATAAATCCAACGTACTAATGATTGGTGACCCCGGTGTAGGTAAAACTGCTATTGCAGAAGGGCTAGCACACAAAATTATTCATGGCGAAGTACCAGAGTACTTAAAAGAATACACAGTATACAATCTAGAGATTGGTAGTTTACTAGCTGGTAGTAAGTATCGTGGCGAGTTTGAAGAGAAATTCAAAGACGTTATGACTGCCCTAACCCAAAAAGGTAAAACAATCCTATTCATTGATGAAGCGCATCAGATGCAAGGTGCTGGTGCAGGTAGTTCAAGTTCAGTAGACTTTGCTAACATGATTAAACCAGCATTGGCCAAAGGTGGTATTAAAGTTATTGCGTCAACTACCTATGAAGAATACACACAGTCATTTGAAAAAGACCGTGCCCTAATGCGCAGATTCTACAAACTAAATGTAGACGAGCCTACAGCTAAAGTAGCCAAGGATATCTTATACGGTCTACGTAATCACTTTGAAAAGTTCCACGGTGGTGCTATTGCTGATGAAGCAGTTGAAGCCGCAGTTGACCTAAGTGTACGCTATCAAACAGACAAACGCTTACCAGACAAAGCAATTGACCTTATTGACATGAGCTGTGCTAAAGCTAAGATTAAGAATCCAGACTTTGTTATTGGTAAAGAGGAAATTGTTGATACTATTGCTAAAGCCACAGGTATTCCACGTGAAAACTTGCTAAGTGAAAAGGCCAAAGATAGCCTGATCAATCTCGAAGCAACGATCAAAGACAAACTATACGGCCAAGATGATGCTGTAGATCAAGTATTAGAAAAGATCTACGTAGCCAAAGCTGGTATGAAGTCACATAATAAACCAGTAGGTAATTTCTTATTCTTAGGTCCAACAGGTACAGGTAAAACAGAATTCTGTAAGCTACTAGGTGAAGCATTAAGTATGAAGTTGATACGCTTTGATATGTCAGAGTATCAAGAAAAACATTCAATGGCTAAACTTATTGGTGCTCCTCCAGGCTATGTTGGCTATGAAGATGGCAACTTAGGTGGTGGCTTGTTAATTAGTGAGATTGAACGTAACCCACATTCAATTATCTTACTAGATGAAATTGAAAAAGCTCACCCAGACATCAGTAACTTGTTGTTACAGATCATGGACGAAGGTACAATTACTGGTAGTAACGGTAAGAAAGCAGATGCACGTCACGCTATTGTTATTTTAACCAGCAACCTAGGTGCTAGTGATGGTGAGAAAAACGCCATTGGATTTGGTCGTAGTCAGACCAAAGAAGGCACAGATGATGAAGCGGCTAAACGTTTCTTTAAACCAGAGTTCCGCAATCGTTTAGATGCTGTGGTTAAGTTTAATAAACTTGATAAACTAGCTATGAAGAAAATTGTTGTTAAATTCTTAAATGAGTTAAACACATTACTAGAAGAAAAATCTATAGTAGTACGCCCAACAGAAGCACTTGTAGATCATTTAGTAGATGTTGGCTTTGATCCTGCAATGGGCGCACGTCCACTAAGCCGTAAGATTAACGACTTAATCAAAGTACCGTTAAGTAAGAAAATCTTGTTTGATCATATTGATGACGGTAGCATTATCACTGTAGATTGGGCCGAAGACACTGTTAAATTTAACGTTGCAGCCCCTGTATTAGATTTAATAGAAAATAAGACAGTTGACGAAAACGGGATCATAATTTTATAGTCACCAAACGGCTCCGATAAATAATGTTAGCATATTATTAGGAGCCGATCATGGCAAAATTGCATGAAGAAGTAATCGTAGTAAAAGTAAGTAAACTGTTAAAAGATAGCGACAATGAAGCTGTTATCTTAGACAGCGATACTTTAGCTAGTATCGAAGCAGTAGTACAAGAGCTTGCAGGCGCAGGCACACTTGTAGAAGTTCAAAAAGCATAATTCAATTAATAAGAGAGATTTTCAATGAGCACAAAACAATCAAAGCGCATCAAACCCAACGCACCTAGCATAATCAAAGGTGCACCAGGACAGGCAATGGCTGTGCCTGCAGGTGGTCAACCTCAAGGTCAACAATTTGACTTTAGTAAAGTGCATATCCACTTTGGTATTCCATGTTATGGTGGTATGATCACAGAGCCATGTATGACCAGTTTCCTACGTTTCATCTTAATGGCAAGTAAAATGGGCTTACAATGGTCATTAGACACTATGGTCAACGAGTCATTAGTTACACGTGCTCGTAACAACTTGATGGCTAAGATGATGACTAATCAAGCGGCAACACATTTTATGTTTATTGACGCAGACATCCGTTTCCAACCAGAAGCTATCTTTATGATGATTGCAGCTGATAAAGATGTTATCGGTGGATTATACCCTAAGAAAGCATTACCTATCAGCTATGTGATCAACGTTAAACCGGGTACACAGATCATTAACGATATTTTCCCTGTTGATACTATGGGTACTGGCTTTATGATGTTTAAACGACACGTATATGAAAAACTATGTGTTGCACACCCAGATAGCAAATATGTAGATGATGTTGGTCTAGGTAAACAATACGAGCCAACTATGTTTGCAATCTTTGATTGCGTAATTGATGAAAAAGGTCACTATCTGTCAGAAGACTGGACATTCTGTCGTCGTTGGGCAGCGTTAGGCGGCGAGATCTATGCTCATGCTAAAGTGTTATTAAACCACTGCGGTCACTATGAGTTTGCAGGTGACTTGAGTGTATTAACCGGTGGAAAGCCAACTATGCCAGATATCACACCAGATCAAATGGAAGCCAAGAAAGCACAACAATAGTCGTGAACAACGAAAATCTCAAATTTGAAATCTCTCTAAGCGGAACATACTGGGGTAAAAAACCCCAGTTTTCTGTTTGGTTAGATGATCATCCTGTAGTACAGACTGAACTAGCAAACCCTACACAGACAGTTACCTTTGAGCGTGAAGTTATTGAAGGTCCCCACGAGCTCAAAATTCGTTTAGAAAATAAAGATCAAAAAACTGATACTATAATTGAAAATGGTGCAATAGTTAAAGATATGCTACTCAATATCGATGACATTACCATTGATGATATCAGTTTAGGCAACTTACTTTGGTCAGCTGAATATCATTTAGATGCTCCACAACAATATCAAGATAAGACTATTACACAACTAGATAGCTGTGTTAATCTAGGGTGGAATGGCACCTATGTTCTTAAATTTTCAAGTCCTTTTTACATTTGGCTACTAGAAAAGCTATAAGATAAATATAGTAAAGACACTGGATTTACTATGTTCCTTACTGAATTATTTGAAGCAACAAACAAAAGACATGCGAGCTTCTGCTTTGGTCGTATGAACCCGCCCACAGTTGGTCACGGTCAACTAATTGACACTGTAGCTAGTGCAAGTCAAGGTGGCGATTACTTTATATTTGTTAGTCAAACACGCGATAGTAAAAAGAATCCCCTAGATTACGCTACAAAAGTTAAATTCATCAAAGCATTATTCCCAAGTCATGCCGGACATGTAGTATATGATCCAGAAATAAAAACAATCATGCAGGCAGCTAATTGGTTGTTTAACGCAGGCTATCGTTCGGTTACGTTTGTGGCTGGTAGTGATCGACTAGCTAGCTTTAAAGAACTACTAACCAAATATAACGGACAGCCAGACGGATACAACTTTGATAGTATTAATTTTGTCAGCAGTGGCGATCGTGATCCTGATGCTGACGGGATAGCAGGTGTTAGTGCTAGTTCAGCACGTGCCGCGGCCGAAGCAGGCAATTTAGATGCATTTGCACAAGCAACAGGTGCTGGTAAACTAGCCGAACCTTTATACAATGCAGTACGTAAAGGCATGTTGTTAGCAGAAGCAGAATCAGTACCAGCACATGCTCCTATCGGAGCAGACTGGGCCCGGTTACCAGAATGGAAAAAAGAATGGTATCGTAATTGGACAGGCGGTTTATGCAAACATCCACAACCATATCACGAACCCCGTTGGTATGATGCAAACAGACCAATGTCAGAATCTAGCGGATATATTCCAAAGAATAAGAAAGAAGCTCGAGACCCTCGTTGGTCAAATGCGCTTACTGTAGACGTACACCCAGACACCCCAAATAAGAACCTCAAAGCATTTAAGTTAGCATAATGTTAGTTGATATGTGTGTAGAAGTCCATTGTATTCAACCAAGTTGGGTACAACTAGAAAATAGTCGATACAGAATCTACTTAGATAACGAACTTATGACCGAACGTGATTGGGTTTGGGATCAAAACATCTATATCAACGAACATTTACTTGCAGACATTTTACCCAATACTGCACATACTATCAAAGTTGAAGTTATTAAATCTAATCCGGCGCATCTAACAGAGCTAGTTTTTAGAAATTTCCTAGTAGAAGATGTGCTACACGATACTTATACCCACGAAATACACAGAGATACTGTATCCTTTAGTATAGCATAAATACACATATGAAGATAAACGAAATTACTAAGAACATAAAAGAAGACGCCAGTGGCGGCGGCACTAGCTCAGGTGGCATTGCCACTAGTATGGGCGGTGGTGCTGGATTTGGTACTAGTATTTTCATGCGCAGAAACCCTGCCCCAAAGAAAACTAAAAAGAGTAAGAAATAATGGATGAAAAATTTATCAATGGCTTAAAAATTGCATTTGCTAGCCAATATGCGTTTGCTATCAAAGCACAGAACTTTCACTGGAATGTAGAAGGTCAAGACTTTTACCAACTACACCAGTTGTTTGAAGATATCTATAACGAAACCTACGGTGCTGTTGATGCATTTGCAGAAAACATTCGTAAGATTAAAGCATATACTCCAGCTAGTCTACATCGATTCTCAGTGCTATCAGCAATTGATGATGAAACTGGTATATTACCACCAGAAGCTATGGTAGCAGAACTGCTACGTGATAGTGAAAAAATGCAAGAAATTATGAAGCATTTATTTGTACAAGCAGAAAACATTGGCGAACATGGGTTAAGTAACTTCCTAGCAGATCGTCAAGATGCATTTGCTAAACATGCATGGTTCCTAAGAGCTACAGCAAAGGCATAATATTATGGATATGAAGAAACTGTTAGAAGCAGTAGATAAGTTCGCAGGTGAAGTAGTAGGTCAAAAGCCGGGTGATCAATGGAAGGGCACAGATAAAGCACCTCCAGGTAAAAAACTAGTAGGTGACAGTATCCTTAAAGATCTAAGTCGCGGCCCTACTCCTAAAACTAAAGAACAAGATCTAGCAGAACAGTTTGAACAGTTCTTACAAGCCTTAGAAGAAGAAAACCTAGGGGTAAACGCTAAACGTCCAAAACGCACAAGCGATCGTCCTTCGCGTGAGTATACTCCGTTGGATAAACCAAGTAAACGTTATACTACAGTCAAACTAGATACAGACGAAAGCCGAGGGCACAAAATAATTGCTACTAAATTGGATAATATGGATCGTATGCAGAACGTACAAATTCCATCTCCACAAGAACGTCAGGCACAGTTAGCTAAACAAAAAGAACAACAACCCAAAAAACAAGTTAAAGAATACGGTGCTAATCAGCCACAAGGCACTGCTGGCCAAACCTCTGTTAGTCAACAGCCTGCAGCACAGCAAACTCAACCAGATCCCAAACAGTTAGCGGCTACAAATCAAGCACTAACAGCTATGAAGTCTGCTACGGGTTCTAGTGCGCCAACTACAAACATTGCCAAAGCATTAGATGCCGCCAGTCAAGGTAAGCCTGTTAATCAAACAGATATGAAGACTCTAGAGCCAATGATGAAAGATATGGCTACTGTAGCACAAGATCCAAAACTCGCTGGTCAGTTTAAAACTTTAGCCCAACAAATACAACAAGTTCAACAACAACAAAAACAAAAACCTTAGTCGTCTAAGTCTTCTGAAATTTCAGCTGCTAACCGCAATTCTTTGTCTAGTTGTTTGATCCGTGATTTAGCAGAACTTAATTTGTTAAACAATCTAGCTTGACGCTTTCGGTTAACGTAGATACAAAACTTATCACTTTCATCTTTTTTTACTTCTGCCAGTATATCGCCTCTAAATCCAATCTTAGCAGTATACACCGGTGGTACATCTAATAGTGTATCAAACCACAATAGAATACTATCACCTTTTTGCCCAACTTTAACCAGAGTTTGCTTAAACTGGCCGCTGGTATTAGCCTTACGCATAACCATTGCCGCAGTGCGAACACCCTGCACTTGTATAAGTCCTTCTTCGTCAACCCAGAAGTCTACACCCTCTTCCATCCCATTGTAAGGATCTGAAATAACTTCCAATAGTTGTTCTAATATTTCCATGGTTTAATATATACCTTGAGTAGTTGATGATAGACACATTGTAACACCTTTTCTAATCGTTGTCAAGACTTTTATTGTTGATAAATACTCTATAGAAGGAATTATATGTTAGTTACTGAATTATTTGAAGACAGTTGGTCAGGGCCTGATAATGCTTGGCATAATCAAGGTGAAGATGACCAGTGGTATGACGGTAATGATCAATGGCATGGTCAGGCAAGTGGCGATATGATGGAAGAAGACTTTGCTGTTACCAATATGGTTGCAACAGAAGGTACAGAGTTCAGTGACATTATTATAGCACGTGAACTAATTGGCGGTGCTATCTACGATCCATTAAACGAAAAACACAAATATTTTGAATTCCTCAAACATTTAAGAACAAAACACGGCGTAGAATACAGTACACAAGTACATCAAAAAGCCGCCAAACTAGCGAGAGATAAGGCGTAACCAATGGCAGATATTACATATACCATAATACTTCAAGATTCTGACATTAAGGCATTTACTATGCCAGATGGATTTTGGCCCGATGTAGAGATACACTGCTGGGGTGCTGGCGGCGGCACTGGATGGGGCGGTGCACTTGGGGGCGGTGGTGGATATGCCAAAGCAACTGTAAATCTAGTTACAGGAGATGAAGTATCATTACAAATAGGAAAACCGGGTCTTAGTGCTACTAGTGCAACAGTAGCCGGTGCTGGTGGCTTAGATACTACGTATCGAAGATACCGTGGTGGCAATGGCGGCGGACGCGGATACTGGTGTGGCAATGTTAACGGCCCTTACCCAAGTGGAGGTGGCGGTGGTGCTAGTTGGGTAGCAGTTAATAACTATCCAGTTTGTGTAGCTGCCGGAGGCGGTGGCGGTGGTGGCTATGGACATAAAGGCGTTAAATATTCTGGTAACCCGGGTGGGGTATATTCTGGGTTAACTACTATTCCACAAGGTGGGGATGCTATTTATGGAGGTGGCGGTGGAGCAGGTTACTTGGGAGGGATCAGTGGTAGCCGTAGAGGTCACGAAGTAACTGGCGGCAATGGTGGGCTAAACTATGGTAATATAACTTTAGCAGGCAGTGGTGCTTCTCCGGGAGGCACTAATACAGATTACTATCCGGGCGATAAAAAAGGCACAGCAGGTTATCCTGGTTATATTGCTATTGTTTTACGTAAGAAACTTAATGTTAGCATTAAAGATGCAGATGGTAGTGGAAATTGGGCAAATATAGCATCGGCTTATGTAAAGATGCCTGCACAAACTGTTTCAACATTGGGTGGCTCTGTTACTACTTCCGCAGCAGGATGGAAACAAATACAAGCAGCATGGACAAAAATTAATGGATCATGGAAACAAATCCTAACAAACAAATCAATCGATCTTTATAATTATCCAGTTAAACGTGTATCAGCCAATATTATAATTTCATCAGATACTAACGATTATAATTTATATAATAATTTACCAGCAGAATATTTTGAAGGCCTAATGGACATTAGCGTTTGGGTATTACCTGGGGTGGTAATCACCGGTAACACTTCTTCAACAGCATTTACTATCAATGGATTCAACCCTGGAGACACTGTACAACTTAATAACTACGGTACTATAGAAGGTGTCGGTGGCCGTGGCGGCAATGGTGGTTATACATATAGCGTTGGAAAAAATTCGTATACTGCATTGCCCACTGCTGGTCAGGCGGGTGGTACTGGTTTATTATTACAGTTCCCCACTGTGGTTATAAATAACGGTAATATAGCAGGCGGTGGTGGTGGTGGTGGCTCTGGTGGAACAACTTCCACTACATCAGGTAAAACAACTACAACTTACCTTGGTGGTGGTGGTGGCGGTGGTGCAGGCTACGGTCAAGCGGGTATAGGTTCTCCAGCAGGTAATGGTGGTACACTAACATCAGGCGGTGCTGGTGGTGATTCTACTGGTGGAGATGGCGGATCGGGTGGTGCTAGAGGAACTCGTGGGTCGGATGGTGCTTCAGGTGGTATGGCGGGTGGCGCGGCAGGATATGCAATATCTGGTATATTCTATCTAAAACCAGGATCTAACACAGGCGCATACTTTGGGCCATTAGCATAAAATTCAATTAAAGGAAATATTCAATGTCAAAAATTAAAGTTAAAATAGTCGAGATAGATCAACGTACTCGATCAGTAGTAGTTAAATTTGCTTCTGAATCAAGTAAAAAATCAATCGATGAGTACGACGGGCTTGCGTTTCAAGTGTCAAACTTTACAGCAGTAACGCCTAAAGATTTTATTGATGGCATCACTACTCAAATCAGTAAACTAGTAGCGATCAGAGATTCTTCTGAAAACGTAGTTGCCAACCTCGACTTAACTGAATGGGCAAATTATGCTACTGAAATCGATGCGGTAGAAATATCTGAGGTTGCGCCAGCAGCTAGCGCACAACTAATACAAGCGTTAGCAACTCCAGAGGTAGTACTATGATTTTAAATAATGCAGTTAATACAGGTAATTTTATATACTGTATAGCATATTTTGGTCCAAACGAGTCAACTACTTATTTTAATGGAGGTCATGGGCACTATCATCAATGTTTTTATATTGCCGAAGGATCAGCAACAGCAATTATCAGAGACACTGAACACGGAGAACCTGTAGAAATAAACACCACTAAACAGCCCGGAACATTAGTTGATCAAAGACATAACTACGGCAAATGGACCAACGTTGTAACAAAAGATGAAAATATTTCATTGATGTTTTTTAATCCTATTCCCGATACTAGAGATCTAAAAGTAGATATTTTAAAAGGTGCAGGAACCCATACCATTACAGCAGATGAGACTAGAAAAGTAATAGTTTGTATTACTGGTCCTATTCAAGCAAACGACAAAACATTAGTAAGTCTACAACATGCTAAGATATTTCCGGGTAAGACTGTGGAATTAACATTACCAGAAAATACTGTGTGTGCGGTAGTATCGGAATAAGTTTATTAGCCATTGACTTCAGATAATTAGTAGTATATACTATTATTATTTGGACGTAGAATGGAACAATATGTAGTTACAGGTATAGGAATATACAATGGATTGGGCGCAACAGCAGAAGAAAGTTGGCAGAATCTATTATCAGGTAAATCTGCCGTAACTACATTAGTATGGCCAGAAGATGATCCACACAAATTTCCTCCATCGTATTCAATATTCAAACCAAAAATAGCAGCAATTAGTCCTCGGTTACAGGATAATGATGCACACCCAGAACATTTTTCATATGGGTGGGCTAACTGGGATCCAAATACTCGCGCATGCTTATTAACAGTAGACGAAGCAATAAATGATGCTAAACTAACATCTAAAAATGTTGGAGTAGTTGTTAGCACATTTGGGTCAGGTACTACGTTACGGTTAACTATGTTCTCTGCAATGATGAACGGCATTAAGAAAACTCCCCCAAGAAAAATACTTAACATTGGATTAGATTTTCCAGCGGCACAGGTAGCGGCTGTGTACAAAGTAACAGGTCCAAATACATCAATGGATAGTGCCTGCACCACTGGCATTACTTCTATAGATCATGCTGTTAATATGTTAAAAGTTAATCCCGAATTAGATGCAATGATTGTAGGTGGTGCTGATCACATGGCAGAACCAATTTACATGTATTGGTTTCAAAATTTAGGAGCATTGTGTTTATCTGATGAGTTAACTGCTAATTGTCCATTTGATACCAAGCGAAGTGGCTTTGTATTAGGCGAGGGTGCTGCAACTATGATTATAGAACCATTAAGTAAAGCACAAGCACGCGGGGCGCACATTTACGGAAAGGTATTAAGTACGAATTTATACACTTTATTCGACAGTGATACTAGTCCAGATCCCACCGGAATAGGTGCACGTACCTGCGTACAAACAGCACTAAACAAGGCAGGTATTATTTCCAATGATATAGATGTTATTAATGCTCATGCTACAAGTACCCCAGTTGGTGATGAAATAGAATTTAATGCTATGTTAGAGCTGACCCCCGGTCGTACTATGGTCAGTAACAAAGGACAGATCGGACATAGCATGAGTGCTTCGGGTATAGTAGAAACTATCTATACACTATTAGGCATGCGCGATAGTCGTCAACCGGGCAATGCCAACTTAGTTTCGCCGCTAGGTGAAGGTATGATATTACCTGTAACCGCAATAGATTTAAATGTTAAATATGCTATAAAGAATAGTTTTGGATTTGGGGGGCGTAATGCCAGCATGGTTCTCGAAAGATATGATAGCTAAATTAATTAAACCAAGTAGATGGTTTAGTAGTGCAATGCAGATTGCTGTATTTTTCGCCATCGCCTACGGCATTAGTTTAGATGTTAGCTGGTATTGGTGGGCAGGTACTATATTCTTTTATCTAATAATATATTCAATGATTGGTAATAACATTGCTCTACATCGTTACTTTACCCACGGTCACTTTACAGTTAACAAATATGTTGAATGGTTTTTCTTATGGACCGGCAGCATGATTGGGTTGGGTGAGCCTATTAGTTATGCTATGACACATGCTGTCCATCACAAGTATAGTGATGTCTCTGGCATCGATCCTCACGGCCCTACTAATAAGGTTCGTTCAATTTTTATATGGTTCCACAGAGAAGTTGATCCCGTAAAAACACCAATTTATAGTAAACATATTGTTAATTTAGGCCGTAGATACTGGTGGCTGCATAAATTTTATGTGCCTATTGTATTATTAAATGCCGCAGTATTATGGCTTATTGATTTTAAAATATTTTTATTCTTGTGGTTAATACCTGCAGGTATCACCTGTTGGGGAGTTGCGTGGGCTGTGTGGCGACAACATTGGCATTATGAAGCAAATAACAGTCCGTTACATCGATGGGATTGGGTCTACGAAGGATTGCATTTAAATCATCATTTATGGCCAATGGCTCCTAACACCGCAGTTAGAGCCAACGAAATAGATTGGACTTATCAATTTAGTAAACTGTTTAGACCTAAATATAACATGCAAGGGCAACCCACAGATGTCAAAGATTAAATGGATTATTCAGCCCAATTATTTATGGATGACTGCCATGCAGATATTAACTCCAGTGTGGGTATACCTAGCCTGGGGTAGTGAATGGTATTGGTGGGCAATAGCGTTTGTATTTTATTTTTTATATCTGTGTATAGGTAATAATATCGGCATGCATCGTTATTATTGTCATAGATATTTTGAAATGTTAAAACCCGTAGAATATTTTGTAGCGTGGTGCGCATTTATGGCCTGTTTAGGTAGCCCATTGAGTTATGTAAACATTCACAACGTACATCATAGATACCCCGATACAGAACAAGACCCACACGGTCGTAGTCGTGGTTGGAAGAGTTTACTATTTTGGCATCACAAACATCTATGGCCTTGTGATATGATCTTTACTCGCAACCTATTAAAATTAACAGCCAAGTATAAACTATTACATGACTACTACTGGCTGTGGGTATTTGGTACAGCTGGATTGATGTATGCATTGGGTGGATGGAATATTCTATTATTCTGTTGGTTATTGCCTGCAGGACTTTCACTATGGGCAGTAGCATTAGTGTTGTTACTACAGCACGACAATAATGGTCCTAGTAATACTAGAAATTATATGTGGTTTAGTTTTGGCGAAACTTGGCACGGTAATCATCACGAAGATCCTAGTCTAATAGATCATGCTAAAGGCAACGGAGTAGATTGGACTTACGAACTATGCAAAATCCTATCCAAGTCAAAGAAATAAATTTAGACCTAGAACGTCTAAAACGTGACTGTAGACGTATTAACACTAAGGTATGTAAAACTTGGGGTGATGCAGAAGTTGCTACAGATCGAACATATCAAGCAACCTTAGCTGACCAATTAAGTAGTGCCCCTAAGTCGAGTCGCTTACACGATTACTATAATGTGTTTACATTCCCTTATGATGGCATTAACGAATTATACAGAGAAGTATGTATTGCCTTTAACGAAATAAACACCTATAATGAACCCTACTATGTACACGCATGGTTAAACTATCAAAACAAGGGTGAAAGTATTCCATGGCACTATCATTGGGGTAAACTAAGCGGACTACATAAAACGTTTGTCTGTAGCTACTATGTAAATGCAGAACCTAGCGTTACTACTTACAAGTTTCCAGAAGCAACATATCCAATGCAGGCTAAGAACAATACCATTACCATATACGAAGATGTAGGCGATATACACATGGTTGATGTATGGCAAGGCGACGAACCTAGAATTAGTATTAGTATGGACTTTGTGCCAATGAAGTACATACAAGGCAGTCCATTTCCGTTGAATACGTGGATGCCAGTAGTATAAATAAACATAGTATATAATTAAGGGTTTACAATGAAGAAATTAGTATTATTAGCAAGTCTATTATTAAGCATATCAGCTTATGCAGGTATCAATCAAGAGTGTCCGGCATTAACAGCCGCAGGCGCTGCAACATACGCAGCCAAACCGGGCGATCAAGAAATTTGTCACAAGAACTATGCTGTTATACATAGCTGTGCGGTTAAAGCACCTATCGCAGTGTTTGAACGTTTGTCCATGGAAGACATGACAGGTCCTGCTAAACGTAAAGATGACTTCCGTCCAGATCCAAAAGTTACTCCGGCTTGTTCAGCTACGCTTGCTGACTATGCTACAGTAGGTAAAACACATGATCGTGGTCATATGAGTCCAGCTGGTAACAACACACAAGATCCGGCGGTCATGAGTGAAAGTTTTTACCTAAGCAACATGGAACCACAAATAGCCAACAACAATCGTGGTATTTGGAAACAATTAGAAACATACGAACGTGAGTGGGCTCGCCAATTAGGCACAGACTATTACATTATCAGTGGTGGTATATTTGATGCAGGCCATCAAAAGACAGGCAATGGTCTAGGTATTCCTACACGTTTATACAAGATTGTTATCGAAAAGAACAGCAAAAAAGTTCGCGCTTGGCTAATGCCAAATACTGCATTACCTGTAGCAGACTTGTCTAAATATGAAACTACTGTAGCTAATGTAGAGCAAGCATCAGGGTTAAAGTTTGCATTGCCTAAATAACTAATCCAAACCAAAAAACCGTCCAAGTGGCGGTTTTTTATTGACATTTTAATCAATTGGTAGTATAATACGGTATATTACAATTACGATAAATACTACAATATGCGATCAGATGAACTAATTAGAGCAACAGCTAACACCAAAATCTATTTAGATATGGATGGTGTTCTTGCTGACTTCTTCCATGAATATGCTAAACTAGCAGGTGTTCCTGCTAACGAGTTTGGTAAACATGATTATAGATCAATACCCCCTGCTAAGAGTGATCCTACCCTAAACAAAATGATTGGTACTGATTTCTTTTATCGATTACCTAAGTTCCCTTCGGCAGATAATCTAATACAATTAGCATTATCATATGCTCCACATTACAGCATTTGTTCTAGCCCCCTACGTGGTGATCATGCTAATAGTGGTCACTGGAAAAAAGAGTGGATTAGAAAGCATTTACATCCGCATCCTGCTACAGTTGTTATTACAGGTACAAAAGAAACACACGCAGTAAACTCAGATGGTAGTCCTAACATCTTAATCGATGATCGTGGCCAAAACATTGCCCGTTGGACTGCTCGTGGCGGCATTGGTATTAAGTATCAAGCAGATGAAGATAGCTTGGATAAAGTAGCAAAAGGACTGATGTTAGCATATGGCTATTAATTTATTTGAAGGTGGCAACGTATTTAAAGATGCCAAGGGAAATCCAGCAACAGGGCGCATCACTCGCGATAATGTTGTGCCTACAGTGCAATGGTTAGAAGGTCTAACTGGACTTAACCTAGTAGACAATATGCTAGGTAGTACAGGCAAGGCAGAAACCAGCGGTGATTTGGATTTAGGTATTGATAGTACTAAAATAAGCAAAGATGTACTGGTACAACAACTGTTACGCAAAGGTGTTAAGAATATCGACATTAAAAAGACAGGCGATGCTGTACACTATAAAGCACCTATCTTGGGTGATGCCGCTAATGGGTTTGTACAGGTAGACTTTATGTTTACAGAAAATCCCAACTGGCAACACTTTTATATGGCTGGTGGAGTTACTGGTAGTAAGTTCAAAGGGGTGCATCGTAACGTATTGATGGCCAGTTTAGCCAAAGCACAGAACATGAAGTTTAGCCCAAAGTTTGGTCTATTGGATCGTGCTACTAACGAAGTTATTACACAAGATCCTACAGAAATCGCTGTACGTTTACTAGGACAAGGGCACACTGCTAACGACCTAGTCAGCGTAGAAAAGATAATTAATAGTATAAAAGGCCGCACAGAGTTTGAACATTTAGTAGCAGACGCTAAAGAAGCGTTTGCTCGAGACAATTTAGTATTACCAGAAAGTAGCCCATTGCCGGGCACCGGTGCTTGGTTCCGCACTTGGCAAAAATTAGATATCTAGGAAGATAAAATGAGAGCAAAACAATTTACACGTAAAGTTTTTGAAGCTATGGGCGATGGTAACGTTGCTAATGCTGTAGTAGCTGAAGTTATCAAACTTATTGGCGAAGGACATACAGAAGTAAGTCCAGACGTCATTACTACTAAAGTATCAGCGGCGTTAGGTCGTCCGTTCATGCTTAAAGATCTAGTGGCAGCTAACAATAGTAGTCCAGAACTACAACACTACATTGACAGCATTAACCCAAGCAAAATTAAATTCTCAACAGATATCTTAACAGTTAAAAATCAAGACCCAGTTAAAACAAAAGAAAAAGCCGAAGCTGGTGTAGCTAATATGGCTTCACGTGCTGCTAGTCGTCCTAGACTAGGTGAAAGCGTTAGTGAAGGTTGGAACACCGGCAATAATCGTGTTAGTTTACCTGATACGCCACACACTTACTGGAGTGGTACTGGCGCATTACAAAAAGAATATGATGCTCTATATGCAGAATTAGTGCCAAGTCAAGGTAAAGCAGATACTATTGAAGGCGAAGTATTACGTGCGTCTAGTAAAATTGTATATCGTCACTATAATGACGGTGATGAATTTAACGAGGCTAGTTTTGATCAATTAGAGCCGTACATTGGTACAGTCACTGGCTACGATGATCTAGCACATAAAGCTATAGAATTTGCAGTTAAAGCCAATGGTAACTATACTCCAAACCCAGACTGGGATAGCTTAGACGTTATGGACTACGGTCCAGCGGAAGAAGATGACTACGATGACGAAGATGATTACGGCGATGATGGATGGCCTGATGATGACGAAGAAGAAGTTGACGAAGGTCGTGGCGATAGCAAAGGACTACATAAAAAGGTTACTATCGTTAAAGGTCGTGATGCTGGTAAAACTGGATATGTTCGCCAAATCAAAACTGACAAGTTAAGAAACCGTGTATATCTTGACCTAGACTTAGAAGACGGCGGACAAGCAGTAGTGCTTAAACAAGATGTACGCCTAGTAAAAGACCTAGCAGAAGGCTATACTGGTCGTGAGACTAAAGACGGTGTTTGGCGTGTATTTAAAGATGGTCAAGGCGGAAGTGTTGCTGGTCCATTTAAATCAGCTGAAGAAGCCAATGCATGGATTAAAAAGCAAAATCAAGGTGTGGTGGAAGCACGTACTACGTGGAACAACGATTTCTATGTGTACGATCCAAAAACTCTAGCAGTTAAAAAGAAATTTCGCACACACAAAGGTGCTAAACAGTACGCAGAAGCCAATGGTTTAAAAGTAGCAAGTGCTGAATACTACCATGATTCTGTTAGTAAAGAAGTAGATGAAGGTTGGGAAAGTGGTCCTGAAGAACGTACTAGAGTCGAACGTGATCCAGATGCCGAATATGATGCACGTCGTCAAGAGAAAGCTGATGATGAGATGCATGCTCAACAGGCTAAACGTCCGCAGTCCAAAGTTTACACTTTATCGGGTCGTGGTCCTAACCAAG